GCGTGACTAACACGCTCAACTGCTTTGATCTAGGTGATATCAGGTCGGTTGATATCGTTGTAGAGCATCCAGCCCATGCATTCAAGATACGCGGGGTTGGGCATTACACCGGTACAAACGGCGGGGTAGCAAAGCCTGGAACCGGTGGCAGTGGTTACATGGGACAGGATGAAAAAGCCTACACTATCGCAACCTCACAGGATCAGTATGTTGCCCATGCTTTTAACCATCAATCAGGTGGTGATATGCGTGGCATTGATCTACGGGAATATCCACAGCTGCAAGCACATCAACAAACATCTGTATTGCACGGTATGGCAGTACGGCGGCTAACACCAACCGAGTGTGAACGGCTTCAGGGATTCCCTGATGGCTACACCGACATTATTCACTATAAGTGTTGCGGCATTACGTTTGGACTAGATCTAGGCCAATATGGTTGCTCAAACTGCAACGGGCAAAAGGTCGCAACTTTAGTTAATACGCCTGATGGATCACGGTACAAGGCACTCGGTAACAGCATGGCTGTACCTGTCATGCGCTGGATAGGCTCTAGGATTGCACTTGCCACCAAGTAGATCAATCGTTCGTCAGACGCTCCGGGCTTTGAGTAAGGCACCGGAGCGTTTACTGTCTCACGAGGAGATGGTTCTACTACATCAAGCATGGGCGGCGGGCATCATGCCTAAAGAGTGCATGGCGGAAATGGTTCACCGGAATACCGGCTTGTGTAAAGAGATGGCCAAGCAGATACACAAGCAGGATGACTTTGAGGACGCGGTAGCCTTTTGTATGCAGGGTCTTATCATCGCTATCACCCGGTGGGATTCCAGCCGGGGGTTGAGATTCAGCACCTTTGCCATGAAGTGGATAATCCAAAAGTACAGGCGCTATCAGTCAACCCAAAGCAAGACTATACGGGTATCCGAACACACCATCTACAAATGGCTACGCATCCGCAAGGCACACGATCAACACCTGCACCAACACGGCACGGCTCCAACCGATGAAGAGCTTTCAGGGTACACCGGGCTATCGGTTACGATGATCGGCATCGCTAGGGACTCCCAACAAGTACAGCCGGTAAGTATCAATGTTCCAGTCAGTGGCACCGATGGGTTAGTCTATGAAGATTGCAGGGTGCTAGGAGCCTCCACAAGCCCCGAAGAGGCGTTCATCGCTGATTCATGGGCAGATAGGCTTGGCGATGCTTTACTAAGTCTAGATGACGATAGCCGCTATTTGCTGGTTAGGCGCTTTGGTTTGGATGGTTCTAAGCCGGAGACTCTGCGGACGATAGCCAGCCGGTACAAGACACCCGTATCGGTCATTGAGGCGCAGATAGAGACAGCCTTGGCAAGCATCCGGGGACGGTACGAAGTGGAAGACCTAACGTGAAGCATCTTGAAGACCGCGAGCAGATAGCCTTGATTACTTGGGTGCGCTTGATGGCTACCAAGCATCCTGAACTGTCTACCATCTACCATTGCCCTAACGGTGGGCATCGAGACATCAGGACAGCTGCAAAGTTCAAAGCCATGGGAGTACGGGCGGGTGTGTGGGATATCTTTCTACCGGTTCCCACTCCCGGTCTTTTCATCGAGATGAAGGCTGGTAAAGGTCGGCTTACGCCGGGGCAGGTTTCTTTCCGGGATGCACTCCAGCCGCACGGCTACACCTTCATTGTTGCTTACACTTGGCATGATGCTGCCAAGGCGATAGCCGATCATGTAGGCTTTGCTTTTGATGTATAATATGGATGAACCTATCCTTCAAGGTTTGGCTTTGCCAGCCCCCGGAGTAGCTACCGGGGGTTTCCTGAAGTAGGTATCTTGAAGGAAAACATAGGTACACATCATGGCAATCCCTGCCACGGATGCCGTTCAGGCTATCGCCTTTTTACGGCATCTTTTCAAACCATACACGGATGGCTTCATTGAAATCCGTCCCCTATCCAAGCACAAGCCCCACGCTAACCGCACCACTTACCGCATCCCTGAATGCTTGAAGGGTGAAGCCGGGCAAGCACTTAGCCAGCACATCATTTCCCTCGCCATGCGTGGCTATGATGTCTACGTTGGAGTGTGTCCAAGGGCTGCGCCTGAAGGGCCAGGGCGTAAGCTCGGTAAGGAATCCATAGAGTATGTCGGTGCGCTTTGGCTGGATCTAGATTCCAAAGTGCCGGGAAGTAGTCAAGCATTACTTGACGGGTGCGACATAGTGGTAGCTACCGGCAACGGTTGGCATGGCTACAAGGTAGCACCGCAAGCCATGCGGGTGACATCAACCAAGGAACGCACGGCAGTAGAAGCCAAGGTGCGGAGCTTTGCGAATGCCGTACTACCCGGCACCGATAACGTGTCCAACGTGGATAGAATCTTGCGCGTACCCGGCACCATCAACTGGAAGGATAAGGACAACCCTAAGCCCGTGGAGCTCTTGAAGGGTGGCGGCATGAAGCCAACGTACAAGGAATCCTTGGTGGTTGCGGAGTTTGGCGATTCTAGGCTTGATGCCCTGCTGGCATCCGCCAAGGCTGGCGAGCTTGGACACGCAAGCCCGATGATACGCCACGCTTCCGGACGCTATACCGGATGCCTTGACACTTTCTTTCTTGAACTAGAGCAGGCTTGCGTAAAAAGCAAACTTGACGCACGATGGACATTCCTACTGGCTATTGTCAGAGCCGACCTGCCGGAGATTATGGAGCACTACTTTGGATAAAGACTTTTGGGATATCCCCCTTGTACCGGACATCAAGCCGGAGCGCAAAGAGCGCCAACCAGGTGAGCCGTCCGGTGATGGCACGATGGCGAAACTGTACACGCGGCACCCTGAAGGGGGCGGCCCTTACGGTGGGCGGGATAACGCTCTAACCGCATACATCGGATACCTCCGTAGCACCGGCATCGATTACGATTCAGCGTACCCGGCGGCGGTTGCTTGGAATCTACAGTGGTGTGATCCGCCGATGGAAGAGGCAGACGTAGCCGTCAAAGCCGGGCGGGCTTGGTCTGATTGGCCAGAGTCCGACCGGGAACCGCTAACCCCTGCTATGCTACGGGAGCAGTTAGCGGTAAAGGTACAGCCTAAGCGCAAACTAGAATTTCTAAACTGGCAAGCATTCTGCGAGTTAGCTGCACAAGCCGATGATGCTCAGTGGTTGGTTGAGAATCTTATAACCCGTGGTGGTATGCACTTCATAACGGCACCACCCGGTGGCGGTAAGTCTTGGATTGCTGTTGACCTTGTGAGGGCTTGTAACGAAGGCTCGATGTGGATGGGTTGCCTACCGGTTACAAAGTGCAACATTCTCTACATCAATGAAGAAATGGGCGTTGGTAGATTCTTTCAGCGATTCTTCAAACTATCACCAGGGGCTTGTGAGAACGTCCATATTATGCAAAAGCAAATGGTGAAGCTTGACAACGCAGAACACATGGCAGACATCGTGCAGTACGTCAAAGACCACGACATCTCGATTGTTATCCTTGATACTTTTGTGCGCGTTCACGGCTACGACGAGAACAGCAACACCGACATGGCTAAACTCTATGATCGGATGAAAGGCATCAATGAAAGCGGCGCAGCGATAATAGCACTACACCATCATAAGAAGGGCATACACGCCGGGCCTGTGGCTCATGAGGCTATGCGCGGAGCAGGTGAGATTGCGGCACAGGCTGACCTTGTGGCAACCGTTGAAAACAAAGACGGCATCTACACCATGAAGACAACCAAGCAACGCCACATCGGCGAAGAAGACTTTGTGGAAGTCTCGTACACAATCGTAACCGACGAAGACGGCGGGATGCGCTTACAGCACTGCGTAGGCGGGGCTGAAGCAACGAAGGAGCAGATGCTAACCGACCGGGTGCTAACGGCTTTAGATCAGAATGAGAAGATGTCTGGAAATGCTCTAGCTGCGGTCATTGGCAACAATAAACAGGTGGCTTTGAAGTTCCTAGACTCGATGCGGGATATGGGTTTGATACGAAAGATTGACCCGGATTATGCTCGGAGTCCTTGGGTAAAAGTGGGCTAAATCTATCGGTACAAAAAACGGTACGCTTAAGAGTTGTACTCTTGTACCGATAGGATAAATCCCCCTTAGAAAACCCCCTATGGGCAATCAGTACCGCCCGCTTAGGCGGGCATACTGATGCCCATTATCGGGAGTGGGTCGGAACTTTGTACCGATGAAAATAAAGGTTTGACAATATCCACCGAGTGGGTATATAACGATGTGGCAATAGTGCCAACGACCGGGCGGTAGCCCAAGGAGTTTGATAATGGGATTCTTTGCACAGCACACGACCTTCAACGAGGGAAGTGGCAAGAAGTTTAGTACAGCTGAGGCGGGCATCTACGCCTGTGCATTGGTAGACGTTGAAGCCGTACAAAGCAAATCGTTTGATGATCCAAACGTGTTGGAGCCAAACCTTAAGTGGGTATTTGAAACCACCGAGGTAGGCGATGACGATGGACAACCTTTTCGGTTTGTTCAGTACACAAAAACCAGTTATGGCAACGACAAAGCCAAACTAACACTCTTGCTTGATGGCATGGTCGGGCGCATGACTCAAGACGCATACCGCAACCTTGACCTCCCAGCACTCAAAGCCAAGCCATGGCAGGTAGTGGTCGGTACACGCCAGAAAATGAACGGCGAGCTTACCAACGTGGTTGAAACGGTGAAGCCTGTCAAGGTTGCACCACCTAAGCCCCTACGCAAAGCCGCAGTGGTAACGGATGACATCGCGGATCCGTTCGGCGAAGACTAGTGCAACAGCACTACCGCACTACAAAAATCCAAGCCCTCAGCGTCATCGATGACTGGGGGCTGGACTTTGCAACAGGGAACGTGGTCAAGTACTTGCAGCGTTGCCCACACAAGGGGACGGCTAACGCCGACAGCATCAAGGCGCTCTGGTACATGGCATATGCCGTTACCAAGGACACCGCCTACGCTGATCGGATAGCTAGGGAAGCCGAGGAGATAAATGGCGATAGCATTTAGTCTAGAAGAAAAGAAAGAACGCATCCGGCAAGCAATGGAAATCTATGCCACCACCGGATCATGGTCAAAAGCCGACAACATTGTCCGGCGGCAAAGCGTGGAGAAGTGGGTAAGAGACCCTGAGCTGCTGGCCTACGCCACAAGCCTTGGATACCAGCAGATGTGTACAGACGAGGTAGCAGGGTTTGCACCCGTAACAGCACACTACACCGCCCGTATGGCTTTCTCTGGTGCCTTGGTGCATATGAGGGATGGCAAGATTGTTTGCCGGGATGGTGCAAGAATCCATTACGCCATCAGCCACGGACAGATGGTGATGTACAAGCTTGACGGTGCTGGCAACCGGCACCATGCAGGTGCTGCTTACTTCCGCGGTGCTGATGTTATGGCTAACGACTGGATGATAATAAGATGATACCTTTTGCTATTGGCGCCTTGGTCGGGGCTGGATGCTTGGCGGTATACAACGAACTGTATATCCGCTGGTTGTATGCTGATGTAAAGAAACAGGCTAAAGCCCAAGGCATCAGCAAAGAAAAGATGAGGGCTGCTATGCTCTGGGCTACCAGCGCGGAGCTAAGGAAGAATCTAGATGAAGACTAGAGAAAAGGAGTACGAAGATGGCAGCACAACCCGGAGCAGGTAGACCAACCAAGTACACACCGGCAACGGTAGCCAAGCTCACAGACGCTCTGAGAGGTGGTAACACCCGCAGGGCTTCTTGTGCTGCCGCTGGTATTGATCAGACTACACTTGCCAACTGGCTCAAGGAATATTCAGATTTTTCATACGCTGTAGAAAAAGCGGAGGGTGAAGCGGAGCTGCGCAACCTTGCAGTCATTCAAGATGCAACCCGCACGACATGGCAAGCGGCGGCGTGGTGGCTTGAACGTAAGCACAAGCCGGACTGGAGTAGCCGGGTAGAGCAGACCGGCGCAGACGGTAGCCCGGTCAAGGTGATCGTGGAGTATTCGGACAAACCGATTGCCTGATATTCGACTAGTCTTACCAAGGCCGCATGAAGCCCAGCAGGTCATTCTGCGGGAAGCCAAGCGGTACAACGTGCTTGCTTGCGGTAGACGCTTTGGTAAGACCACGCTGGGCGGTAACTTGCTCAGTGACCCGGTGTTGATTGACGGTTTGCCCTGCGCGTGGTTTGCACCTACCTACAGGCTCCTAGAAGAGGCATACGCCGATCATAAGCGCATCTATGCACCTGTTATCCGGCGAGCAGTGCAAAGCCCCGCTCCGCGCATCGAGCTTATAACCGGGGCGGCTATAGACTATTGGACGCTTGATGACCCTAGCACGGTTGCCCGTGGTCGTAAGTACAAGCGGGTCATCATTGATGAAGCCGCCATGGCACGGCATCTAGAGCAAGCCTGGACGGAAGCCATCCGCCCAACGCTTACCGATTACAAGGGCGATGCGTTCTTTCTGTCTACGCCTAAAGGCTCTAATTATTTCCGAACCCTCTACAACCAAGCCGCTACCGATGCCGACTGGATGTCATGGCAGATGCCGACCACGGCTAACCCGTGGATTGATGCTGAAGAGGTAGAAAAGGCGGGGGAGTCACTGCCGAGCATCGCGTTTAGGCAGGAGTACCTCGCGGAGTTTGTCGATGCGGCGGGAGCGCGTATCAAGCGGGAGTGGTTACGGTATGGCGATTGTCCTGAAGGCCTGCCTACCTACATCGGCGTTGACCTTGCCATCAGCACCAAGAGCGAAGCAGACTACACGGGCGTTGCTGTTGTTAGCCGTGGTGAAGACGGCACGATTTACGTTAGAGACATCAACCGCACCCGCGCTGACTTTGCTTCCGTGCTACGCTTCATTGAAGCGATGGCGGCTAAGTGGAATCCTAGCATGATCGGCATCGAGCAGGTGCAATACCAAGCCGCTGTCGTGCAGGAGCTTCTAAGGCGTACTAAACTGCCTATCCGGGGCATCCGGCCAGACCGTGACAAAGTGACCCGCTTTGCGCCTCTAGAAGCCCGGTACGAGCAATCACAGGTTATGCATTGCCAAGGCCTACCCGCTTACTTTGAGGATGAGTTGCTATCCTTTCCGGTTGGGCGGCATGATGACGTGGTAGATGCCCTGGCGTATGCTTGGCAGGTGTGCGGATCAAAGCGTTCTTGGGGAGCCGTCTAAAATATATATCTCTATACCCTTGCAAGATATACACTGGCGGTGTATATTAGAAATCCAAGAGGAATACTATGAAGACAAACAACGAAACTCAAAACATACTGGAACACTGTACAGACACCCTTGTTACATACGATAACTATGGTGACCCAATGGATGCAGACATAGCAAAAATAGTATGCTTTGAGGCTGTTGCCGACTTGATGGATAACAAACCCGGTGTTTACAACTTCCTATCAGAATCGCTGCATTACCCATGCCAAGTAGATTGGGAATACATCTCAACTATCGTAAATGGAATCAACGGAAAGTAGTAATAAAGGAACCGTCACAGGCCCCCGCAAGGGGGCTTTTTCTTTTTGTGGGATACTGAAGGCATGGGTATCTTTGACCGCTTCTTAGGCCGTAAAGCCGCAGCCAACCCGACACAAGCACTACCGCTGCCGTTGTCTCAGTCTAGGGACATCTACCTAACCGGGTACGGCTCTGGTCAGCTGCAAACCTTGCTACGCCGGGCGCTCCCTGGAAGTACTAAGGACTGGGCTAGAGTTGCCGGTGACTTAGGGCTAAACGGGGTTGTGGCATCAGCCATTGACTGGTACGTCAGGAACTATCC